GTTACCTTACATGGAACCCTTCCTGTAAGAGCTACTGGAGTTACATGAGATCCTTGTTGTTCAGAATTCATCAAGTATGCTGGAGCAGTAGATACCACACCAATAATTCTTCTATCCATATCAGCATTTGATTGAGTTACTTCCCAATCACCCCCTAATGATAATACCGTACCAACTTCATAATCTGCATCTGCTTGATAATTCTCCGCAAGGTCAGCGTATCTAGCTGATGTGGATTCACCCATGAATATGGTACCATCAATAGTATTATTAAATATAAACTTATTATTAAATCCAGCGTCTATATCAAAATACATATCGTTATTTTTTAAACGAATAACTCCATCAGTATACATTACTGTGCCAGCTGCACCTGCGTTTTGGCCACCTTTAAGTTTTATCTTTCCGCCATCGGTGTACCAATTGCCACCCCCGCTTGGATAAATATCTAAACTACCTGGGGTAACTGTGCCAGAATCAGGTTTAATTTGGATACAATTATCAACATTCATTACAATGTTGCTTGCATTGGTTCCAGCTTGATCTGCGTTTTTAATTTTAGTTAATTCTAACGTCCCGAAAGTATGTCCGTGTGATGATGATGCATATGATGGAATATTACCCGAATGATAAATAGTCCTTGATATGCCACTATTATCTTCTATTTGAAGCTCATCAGAACTATCATCCCATTTTAATGTACGCCAAGTATTTGTATTATCATCATAAAGATGAATTGCGCTATCGCCCCCGCTATTCTTGCCAAGATAGATATCACCATCTGGAATATTAACATGAGATTTAAAATAAATTTGACCCGTGCCACTTGGATCAATAGTAATCGATCCATTTGTATTAGCACTTGTAATAGTATTAGAAGAAGTCTTTATATTTCCTGCATATAATACATCAGTATCTAAAGATGTTACACCACTAATAACACCTGAAGTAAATAACTTAATCTGATCCGCGTCGTCTGTTCCATGAATACTTACATAATCAATACCGCTATTATCATCTGATGGGCATAAATGCAAAACACCTTCATTTCTTTCATCTGGGCTACTTGTCCTCTCAGATGTTTCATGCATGATGTACCCGGGATCATTAGAACCATCGCCTGCTGCAAAATGTATATATGATTTATCAGTAGTAGAGTCTGTAAATGTATCGGCTATCTTAGCAGTATCCTTCTCAATCAATAATTTAATATGATTAGTATATGTGCTATCAGTTAACTTTAATGAAGTTCCATCAATAGTTAATGCATTATCAGCAGCATTAATTGTAGCTAAACTATTAATTGTAGTTGCATGGAACGCCTTATTAGAATCTCTGAATACAATAGTGCTTGCTGTATTATCTGATGTAGCATCAGATGTTACCGTAAATGTACCACCTTCTGAATCACAAGAACCAGAAATACCATTGCCACTTGTAGTACCTTTCTTAACATAGTTACCAGTAGTTTCTGTACCAAGAATTACACCATCATTTTTAATAGTAACATCACCATCAGTTGAAACTGTGAAGTTATCTGTATTAAATGTAGCAACACCTAAATTAGAACTTGTGGCTTTTTCTGCTGCAATAGTAATTGAACCTGAGCCATTAGTAATATCAATTGCTTCACCTTCAGATAAAGTAGCTCTTGTGGTATCCCCACCAGTACCAATATATAATTGGCCATTACCCAAATTATTATCACGTACCGTGGTAACATCATCTAAATCTAGTTTAGCTGCACTTACATTAAATACCCCAGTGCCAGGACAACTAACAGTTAAACTACCATTACCATTAGTAGCTGAAATTGTATTACCATCTAACTTGATATTATCTACTCTAAATTGATTTGATGCTTTCCAATAATCACCAGATTCAATCCAAGTAAATGATGCATTTGTAGAATTACCACGCTCAATTTCAATACCACCATTTTCAGTTGGGGTATTAGCAGAATTGCTATTAAGAACAATGATATTATCGTGTAATGTAACCGTTTCAGTATTAATTGTAGTTGTTGTACCATTAATAATTAAATCACCTGAAATCTTAACGTCACCACCAATGTCAAAGTCTGTAGTAGGATTTACAACATTGAAACCAAATCTACCATCACCTGTAATAATCATCTTATCAGATAATGTACCATCATTTGATGTAGCAAATATTAAATTACCAGCACGCTCATCATTATCACCATAATCTGTATCATTAACAACTGCCATTCTAATATCAGCACTTGCTCCTGGTGTATTGTTACCATCTTCAATTTCAAAATTAATACCAATGCCTGTTGGATTAGCCCCAATATCACCTAAAGTCCCTTTAAGATTTAATAAATGATCATTACCAGATACACTAATAGCTTTAGTTACATTTAATTCTGTATCAACATTAATAGTTGAGATATTAAATGCTTTATTGTTATTTCTATATACAATAGTCTCTGTGGTATTAGTTGAGGTAGCATTTGAACTTACTGTAAATGTTTTATTTTCGCCAGTAGTCGATCCAGAAATACCATTACCACTTGTAGCACCTTTTTTAACAAAATCGCCTGTGGTATCAGTTGCTAATGCTACACTATTAGGTTGGATAGTTGCGGCGAAGCTTACATCACCTAAATTAGTTACAGTACCAGAACCCGTTACATCACCGGTTAATGTAATATCAAAATCATCTACATCAAAATTAAGCTTAGCATCTGCATCATTATATGACACACTAATACCATTTTCAGTATTAGCTGAAATCATATCACCTATAATATCTTGTACAGTCTCAGTGGCATTATCAATATTAGACCAAACATGATTATGACTATCGTCTGCAATTGCTAATGTGATTTTACCTGAGGCATCATCATATACCGCAGAAATACCACCGCCCTCAGTATTATCTGTAAACATACCACCGGTAGTATCTTGAAGGAATTCTGTAAAGGTAAATCCAGTTGTTGCATCTGGGTCACTAACTTTAAGTGGTAATAAATTACCTGAAGTATCAGTATCTGTTCCCAAACCAATATAAACTTTACCCGTCGCTGACCAATTACCTTGTTGTTCAACAGTATCCGTAACAACCGACACTCCATCCGTTATAGTTCTTGGTTGGAATCGATCATCTAATTGTTGACCCGAAATTCTAAGATTTGATGCATTAACTGTACCATTAACATCAACTTTCCATGAAGCAACTGCCACATTATTACCATTTTCATCTGTATATGAATGATCTACGGTATCAGCTTCTTTACCAATACCAACATTATTTAAATTATCAATATTAATTGTGTCAGTAGTACCAACACCAACTGTAATAGAATTTACACCATAAATATCTGCATCATCATCAAATGTTAGATCACCAGTCATCTGATCACCAGATGCATCTACAAAATCACCAGTTAAGTTATCTTGGCGTTCTCTAATATCAATAATAGCATCGGTAATATTATCTTCTTCCCAACCTTTAGAGGTCATTAGATTTTCATAAGTACTCCAAGTACCCACATCACCTTGCAATGCATCTACATTATCTTCTTCTGTATCTAATCTAGATTCATGATTATTTAATGCACCTAATGTAGTTTCTATACTTGCATTACCATTAAATGCTGATTTGAAAGTAGCTTTAGTAGTAGCACCATGCATTGCACCAAAGTTATCTAATCTTGTATCATGATCATTTAAAGCACCAACTAATGTAGTACCGTCACCTGTGTACGTAGATGATAAAGCAAATCCTTCAATACCATTAATCGCATCTACTAATGATGTATGAGTACCATACAAGTCATCAGCCGCAAAGTCAGCAGTTGCATCATCACTTTGCGTACCACCAACAAGAGAATTGAATTTATTTAATCTAGCATAGGTTTTATTAAGTGCGGCTATTACTGTTGCACTATCACCATCATAATTATCATTAAAAGTTTCAATAGTAACAGCATCATTAGATACTGCCATTGCAACACCAATAATTGATGACACATTCTGTAAGTTAGAATATACTTCGTTTACACCATCTGTTAAATTAGTTAATGATCCAGAATTATAAATTGTAGTAATATCACCAATTTCATTTTCAGCAATAATTAATCTATCTTCTGTAGCATTTAAAGCATCTGTTAAATTGTTATAAACAGTCCCGTCAAGATCTACAAACAGATTCGAGATTTGACCAATCCATAATGCATTATTTGTAGTTTCAGATCTTAAATTATTAAGGGTGTCTACAACATTATCTTCACCAGTTTCATTATTAGAATTAATATTATCTAAATCACCTAATGCTGAGCCTAGCTCATTTGTTCTAGTTCTCCATTCTTCGAATGTATTAGTTTGAGATATATTGATTATATTAGCCATAAATTACTTCTTCTTTTTTAATAGTTTATTAAGTAGATCCTTAATATCCTTTACGTCATTTTCCAATTCATAAAGTCTATCTTGGCTTTCTTTAAATTTAGCTTCAGCCTGTTTAGCGGCGTTTGCATTAGTATTATCTTTATTTATAATCGCACCCGTGCGTGGATCCCTAAATAATCCTGAATGGCCTTTAACTGGTATCATAATTATACTAACGCAATTGATCTAAAGTTTCTAACCGAAGGTACTTTAGCGGTAGTTTGTGAAGTAAACACAATCTTAATCGCATACAATGTAAATCCTTCCATGTTATCATACGTATATTCAATCTCACTATAATCTGTCATATTATCTGAGTATGGCACAAACCCATCATCTGGACTAAGCGGCACCCACGGCTGTGCATCAAAAGTAGCAGCTTCAGAGCCAACTTTTTGGTATAATTGAACACCAGTATATGATGGTCTATTTACATCTAAATAAAGTTTAAGTGATGTAGAAGGAGTTTCTAATTGAATAGTTTTAGTTACATATTTAGATAATGCAGATCCTTGTGAAGCATCTGTTTCTTCGAAGAATGGTGTAACCATATCATGACCTTCTGCGCCTACACCATCTGGGTTATTAATTATATTTGAAACAGTAATAGCAGAACATCTTTCTAAGTCTACTACCGGGCTTACATTATCACTTGTTGATGCCAAAATACCATTCATATATAATGTAGGGGTATCACCTGACAGTATTGCTTTAGTATATTGTGGCATAAAATTATTATTAACAATAATTGGATTATATCCAGTTGCCATTGTATAATTATTTGGTGCATTAAGAGTATTATCTTTAATACCCCACGTCATACCTGTACTAGGTAATGTCAATTCTTGAATTAATGGGTATATATTATTATATTGCAAATTCTCAGTAGCAGTAACACTCATACCGCCACCAATAGCTGAAGAGTTTGCATTTGAAGTTGTTGTAATTGTGTACTTATTACGTTCAACATCCTTAATAGAATATATAACATCTTGAAATTCACTAGCAGGAATACCATTTACATCCATTGTACAATTTGAGATAGTTACATTTTCACCTGTAGTCATACCATGATTATAATGTGTTACTATAACATCATTAGAACCATTAGTTGTTTGGAATGGGTCTAATGGTAATGATCTAGCCGGTAATGTATCATTATTTAATACAATTGATGCCGTAGAAGATGTATCAAATAATGCCCTATTCATTTTAAACATTAAATCGGCATTTTGATCTGGTGTCCATGTAGAAGCATTTTGTGACTTAAACATAACACCATTATAAGGTTGTTTAGAGATTCTATTACCCTCTTCATCCTCCTCGCCAATAACCGCGTATTTAACAGTGTATTCATTTGAATTTGCCATAATAACAAAACAATATTCAATACCATCTTGTAAATATACAGGTGAGTCAAATGTAAATGTTGTAGCATTACCATCTACATTTACATTACTTGGGTTAATTGTTTTATCAGCAAATGGTATAACTTCTTGTGTAGGAATACCTTGATCCATCTTTCTAACTTGAACTTGAACTGGAACACTTGAATCTTTAGTAGCAAAATATAATTCAATTGATGTAATAAATGCACCACCATCATTCCCCGATTCAACGATAAATGATTGTGCAAGTGGATCTGACCAATTTACATCTGTAACACGTCTTGTCGAGCTATCAGTAGATGTAATAACTCTAGAATCTGTAGCATTTGTTCTTTGAATTGTAGGAACACGTGTAGAAATAACGACATTTTCTTTAGTTTCAATTAAACCTTTAGCGGAATATCTTGCTGCAGCAAAAGTGCCAGAATCGCTAGAAGCATTTGTAGATGAATCTGTTAATACAAATGTTTTATCGCCGGTAGCAAAATTAATATCTATATTGTTTGGAATAAAGAATGAACCTTTTAATTCTCCAAATTCATTAGTGGTTAATGTTGTCACTCCTAATGGATTTTCATCCTGGTTATTAATACCAACAGTAGTTGTAGTATTAACTACAGCTTGAAGCTGTGTAGGTAAATTATCTAAATCAACTTCATTAACCCATGATGATACATCAATATCATCAAAGAATGCATATACTTGTGTATTAGGTCTTAATCTTGTTGCTTCAAATGAAACAAATCTAGATCGCATGAATGGCGCAAATCTAACATCTACTACTCTATCACCAACATTAGTTGTAACTGTATCTTGACCAATTGCAGTAGTTACACCTGTTCTAATTTGATTTGTAGTAGTTGTAGTAGTTGTAGTAATATCACGACCTCTACCCCACCCAGCACTCCAGTTAGTTGTATTAGTATCTGTCTCTGAACCTGTCCAGTTAGTTTGCCATGAATTCCACACAGTACCTGTAGCAACTGATTCATTAGCAATTGCTAACATAGCATCATATACACCATCGTTATTAATAATAACTTGAGGACGTCTATCAATATCTTTCCATTCATCCGATGAAGGTGATAATGTAACAGTACCTGTCCAATTAAATACTTCATATGGATTTACATTAATAGTACTAGATGATTGTGTTTGAGTAATTAGCGTAGTATTTGTATATGGTAATGTAATTAGATCACCAGTCTTTTGAGCTGTTGATAATGTATCATTAAAAATTAAATTAGCATTACCTTCAGAGAATAAAGGTCTTAATGTACCAGTCTCTCTATCAATACACGATTTAAATTCTGGTGATGCCACTCTAGCGGTATTAGTAGATGTAAAAGAATCCACCATGAATCCTGACTTCCATCGTGGGTTACCCATACCATTTATTATTTGTTTTTGGCTTGCGTCAGTTTCTAATAAACTTAATGTAGTATAATATTCAAGATTATTAATTCGATTTTCTAGTTTACCAATATCACGCATTGTATATCTGCGATTATCAATAAATTTAATATTAACTTCTTCTGGATTTAAAGTATATGCAGGAACATATAAGTGGTATAACACCATTGCATCTTTAGGAATACCTGGAGCTTTTGGTTCTAATGCTGATACACCTTCAAGAACCCCAAACTCACCATTTTTATCTAAATATACTTTATCAACTCTATTTAAGTAATACTGAATATCCGTTTCAAATTGTGTATTAGGCGCAGGGAAGTTGCATACTGATGCACCTGCTGCAGTATATTCGGTTGAGCCCCCACCAATATCTTCAGTATTACCCACCTTAGGTCTAAAGTCAACTGCTGATCTTAATTCAATACCTTCAAATGACGGAATATCCTCATATATACTTGCGCTGCTATATGAATCAATAGTAAAGAAATCACCTGAGCTATGCTGCATGTATTCATACTCTACTATTAAATCACCTGATACTGTATAATTACTTTCAGGCTTAACTTTAATAGCACCTGTATCGTAATGAGATGATCGTTGACCATTATCTAAATCAAAATGTCTAGTAACATCTTGACCATTATTTGTAATAGAATTAATTTTTACAATATCAGCATGGCCTAGTGATTGCCAAGATGTAAAGTCACCTGTCATAGTATAATTACTTTCAGTAACTAATGTTTTAGTTTTATGCAATATTGTTCTAGTAATAGGACCAATACAACCAATATAAACACCCTCATAACCAATAATATTACTAAAGATTACATATGGAGCACCGGATGGATTATCATAAGTAACAGTCATAGTTACTTCGGATAAATCTATAATAGTACCATCATCCTCACTATATAAAATATAATCATTAATATCTTCAGATGATAACGTCTCACCTGAACCTAATGTGTGGAATGTAGCATTATTGCCTGCCACATCAATAGATACATCAATCTTTTTAATTGTTGAGAATCTATAGTTATAATCCGGGGCATCATTAGGATCTATAGTAGCACTACATGTTTTAATTCTTGATTCAGGTAATTCAAATACTAGCTTATCAGATGATAAATGTATAGAATCAATATCTGCACCATAAGTTGTAGAATTACCAGACGGGAATTCCATTCTTGTTGCACCTGCTATAGTACCAGTTAAATCAAATACATGTATTCTAAATCCTTGATCGGTTCTTTGGGTTGCTCTAGGCTTAACTGTACCAATTGTATTATTACCTGCATCCTTTAATTCAATAGGAGTAAATGTAGTAATATCAGGGACACCTACCATATTAGTAACATCGATATAGTTACTTGTACTAACAGGAATAGTTTTATCTTGTGCTAATTCCGATTCTCTAGCTTTATTTAAATCAACATTCGTAGTATTAAGGGTTTCAATTTCATAACCACGAACATATGCTTTAGATGGTTCTATGCCTAATGTAAGTTTAGTATCATCACCACCAATATGTGGCTTTGCTGTTGCTGGGAATGGGTTAACTGTATAATTGCCTGATTCATCAAATGTTCTTCTTGCAAGGGTATCTTCTAATACAGCATAGTCAGTTTCTCTCGCATGCTTAACAATTATACCATCTACAATTCGTGCTAATAAAACAAATACACCAGTATTTGCATATACATCTTGTTTAACTAAAGAGGTTGTAATTGAATATCTATGTGCACCAGGGGCCGATTCATTAGGAGTACCTTGAGCATTATCATTTAATGATGTATCATGACCAGAACTTATAACTGACTCGTTAATTTTTAAACCTACATCATATGAAATACCAGTTGTATATTTACTTAATACAACAGTATCGCCTTTTACGATTACAAAGTGTTTTTTGATATAATAAATACCTTCATCAATACTTACTATAGAACCAAACCCACTTGAAGTAACTGTAGCCGATAAAGCACCCGATGTAATTATATCATTATCTGCAAATTTATCTGAACCGGATGTATAATTTACATATAATGTAACGGGATCAGTATCTGTAGCATCAAGGGCATAAACAACTTTAGCTGTTGAAGTTCCATTACTTATTTCTAAACCAATAAAATCATTTATATTTGTTACAGTAGTAGTTACTTTAAGATAGTCAATTTTATTATTAACATATACGGAACCCGGAATAACCACGGATCCTTCTTTAAACATGTGATCACCAATTGATGATACCTGATTTTGAAGCATAGACTGGATTTGAGTAAGTTCTCTTGCTTGTAATGCATGCCCCGGTCTAAATAGGATTTTGTTATACTTTTCGCGTGGGGTTAATCCATCTACTGCAGTAGGCGTGTTATAATCATCCCAATATGGTTCAATGTTAAATTTAATTGCCATTTCTTATTCCTAATTTAAAATGCGATAACTAATCTAATTGTTTCAATCTGATCTGTGCCTCTACTTACAGGTGTTCTATTTTCCATAAAAATAATATCACCTGAGTACGTTTCAATTTCTGAATTATTAACTGCCGTTACATCTTGTCCACCAGTAGTTTCAGTAGATAACCTAGCCAAATCATTAATACTAAATTCATTATATCCAGTAACAGCATTTTGAACATAGTATATAATACCATTAGTGCCATCATATTCAACAATCAAACCTTTAGCATTTGATTCAGTACCTACTACAATACTATCTACAGGATAACTTCCTCCTAATGCTACTTCAAGAGATTTTGTAGTATTATATACATTAGATTCTGCCACAGCACTTGTACTAGTATCTATAGGGTTTTTAATTAATGAAATTTGCCTAAAGTCATTAGTTGATGGGATATCACCATTTTCGTCACCATTAAATACTTTGTTAATAGAAATATAATGGCTACGTAAATCATTACGGGGATCTTTACCGTAACCACCTTTAGGCCCAATAACAGCTCTACAAATTGCCCCAGAACCACCACCACCTGTCAATGTTATAACAGCATTATTATAGCCAGAACCAGGATTAGTAACTTTAATATTAGTTAAATTATTATTACTATCAAGTTCAGCTATAGCTTCACAGCCTGTACCATTACCTTCAATTGTAACTGTAGGCGCTGTATTATATCCTACCCCCATATTAACAATTTTAATATTATAAATGGCTCCATCAATAGCATTATCTTGTACAGACCATTGGTTAATTAATGCTACATCATCATCTGGATCTGGCTCAACAGATAGTTGTTGAACTGGAATAAATGAAGTTGTTAAAAATTTAGAAGCTACATCAACCGGAACTGTAAACATATATTTCCAAATATATCCATCAGTGCTTGATTGGTCAATAACACCTGCTGTAGTTACACCACCAATGTCCGGGTTGGTAGTGGAAATTCCACCAGATTTAAGACACATGTAAACGTTATTATTATCCGTAATTACATAGTATTGCTTACTTTCAATAGAAGTATCTTGATCATCATACTCGCTATATACAACACCGGAAATCCAAAGGTATCTTGGCGATGATGCAATAATATCAATTACATCTAATTTTTTTGTAGCATATAAATGATCCCACGCATCATTAGTAGTTCCATCCATTTCATAAGGTTCATATGGAGAGGTATCATTAATATTTCCATTACCATCTAACCATGGTGTGGATCTACCTAATCCAATATAGTACTTATCAGTACCTGTTTTAATGCTTGACTCAAAATTTTGAGTGGCATCTAACCTAAATTTATTTGTAATAATTGCGGACATTTTATTATATACTCCTTATGATATTTCCACGTGACATCCAATTTGAGTGCCTATACGGTTATTTATAACATCTTCAAATGTAAATTGTTTGAAATCTAATATTGGTCTCCAATTGAAAAATTTTGTATTTTCAAAATGGTCCCAAAGGTCTAGATTTGTATTAAGTGATTTAAGATATGTATATTCTTTTTCTATATATGTTCCCAATTCATTTGGATCCATATTAAGCACAACAGGCATTATATTAATAGTAAATGGCACACCACTCGCTTGATACCCGGGGTGGAAATGACGTAACTTAGATGCCATCATTTCAATAAAGATAATAATTTCACCAAAGAATATAAACCCTGCTGGATGAATCAATCTTGTAAATGCAGACTTCCATTCATCAATATTTTTACCTGTTCTTAATACATAAGAAAACTTCTGATAAAAATAAGAATCTTGAATATATTTTTTATTTGAAGCCATACCGTCAGGGGTAGTAAACAATCCTCTACGATATACTTCTACTACATCACCTGGTTGTAATTCTTCTTCGAATGTTAATTTATGCATCCAATGATCATGAGGGTGCATACCACCACCATTCATTACATACATTTCTTGGTCTGGTGCTTTATATGCACCATTTACTGTAATTACATCATCATCTAATTTAACAATGAATCCTCGATCATCATGTTTATCAATAACATATGAAGCCTCAGTAATTGTCCAAGTATAAGATGGTGTATAATTTTCCGGGTGTAATATTACATCTTCTTTATAATCATGCCATTTGCCATCAGATGGAATAAGCATATCATCTTTTGGAAAATATATTTCAACTTCATCATCATATATTAATTTAAAGAATCCTTTAATAGATTCTGGCGTACCACGAGATCTATAAAACTCAGTAAGATGTTTATAAAATAATCTATGGTCGGCCGCAAATGTGCGGGGAATTGGGGTACCAATTTCATTTTGTAATTCATCTAATAATCTAGTTTCAATTAAATCAATATCCCGTTGGTGATCTAATTGGTTTAAATAAAAACTAGATTTATTTTTATGTTCTAAGTATAATGCGTATACCTTTATAAACTCAACTAACTCAGGGTAATTAGAGTTTATATGCTCTGGTACTAGATCATCTACAAATGAAGATACATTAATATTCATTAGTTACTTACCGTTGTATAATCAATACCAGCTGTTGTACCACCAATAACCATTGTATCAATTTCACCTATAATTTTAGCATTGTTAGTATCAATTGTCAATAGTTCATTTCTCATTGGAGCTATATCGCCTGAAGCTGGTTTAGTAATAATTTTTAATATACTAGTAATATCTACAATTGAATCTAAATTAAATCCTTCTAATACAACTTTACCAATAGCCGGTTCTACATAACCCACATCATAATCTTGGATACGGTTATCATCCGTAATAATTTGAATAACATATTTATTTTGTTCTTCATTATAATAATCGGCTAATGAACAAATTTCATTATTAAAAATAAATTTAGTAGATGATATATACGAATCGGAACTAGTTAATTTTGTAATAGGTTGATTGAAATTAAATTCATAAAATTTCTCTTCACCAATAACCGGCTCGAATTTCTTATACATTGTTATACGTGTAATATTTGAAATAATAGATACATCTGTATTATCAATTGATTGCAGTAAATTTGAGTTTCTAAACACGCCACCAAATGATTTTAAATTGTCATTATCATAACTATCAATTACATTTCTAATATTTTCTGCTAATGAATTCACCGTGATATTTGATACATTAGGATTATATTTAAAGTATACTTCTAAATTAATATATGTATAATCCGGATCAACAAGTATAGGTGTAATTGATACTACATTCTTTGGTTTTAAATGCATACCCGTAATAGTTGCCTTTTCTTCGGCACTTAGCACTTCACCATTAAGGGGCTTAATAGAAACGTACACCTTTCCATAATCAGGTGGGATATTATCTTCACCGCCCCATACAGTTAACGTATCAATATTACCATAAGAGTTTTGAATAATACCTTTATAGTCATCTGGTGTTACCGCTCTATTTTGGGCAACAAATCCTAACGGAGCATTAAATTTAATTGAATCTATACTCTCTGCTGCAGCCCCGCCGTTTGCTCGTTCATTAGTCGTTAGTATAACCGCAGTATTCCCATTAATTGAATCAGCTAATGAAAATTCTGAAGCTCCATTAATATCTTCACCGCCCACCGTGAGGTAACTAATTTTAATAATATTACCTGGTGTTAATTTTTTACCAATTACACCATCACCAAACTTAATTTCATAAAATCCATCTCTAGTTTCTTCTAAGAAATACGCACTTGATTGAGAATCAATATTAATAATATTTGGGATATTTGAGAATGTTTCATAATTAGTAGATGTAGAACTTTCATATACTTCAACAATAATAGTATCTGTATTTACATAATTATCTTGAAGAACATAATGTTCAAACCCTGTTTCATCATACACATATGTACGTTCATTCAATTGCCCTTGCATTAACTTAACATTGTTAAAGATATATTTACCATCACTATCACGCGTAGTTGTATGAGTAGATTCTGCAATAAGATTGTGTGTTATTGAATTAATAGTAGTAGTAAATTTAGTACCTCTTTCCATACTTAATGGTAACCAATTACCCGCATCATCTTGTACATTAATAGGATTAACCATTTCTATATTGATCGTAGCTATTGATGATTTAGTTGATCTTGGGGTATAACCAAGTAACTTAGCATGTGATACAACACTTTCTCTTAATTGTGCAGTATCAAGGAATGTTTCATTAAGAGCAAAGTTAGCATTAACCGCATTGATATGAGTGATATAAGATAATACATCAATCATTGTGTTCATTGCA